TGTGTGTGTTTTTGGGTATGGGTAAGCGGGGGCGATTGGCTCGCCCCCGCTGGTGAGTGTGGTTAGGCTTGGCGCTCGTGGGTTGCGCAGTACCCGCTCGGGCGAATGTGCATCGCTGCCTTGGCGCATGGTTCGCCTGCCTTGGTGGTACCTAAGCAACGGCGTACCTCGTCGGATTCGGTAGCGCTGGTTGCAACAGGTTCGGGCGCAGGTTCGGGCGTCGGCTCGGTTGCGGGCGCCTTGGCTGCCTTAGGTGCCTTGGCCTTGGTGGTGTTCGCGCGGTTACCGTTCGGGATTACCTCGCGGTTCGCAATTCCCGATTCGATTGCGCTCATGTCAATCCCGAGTGCGCGCAATTCCGCGATTCGGGCATACATTGCGCGATCGCTATCCGCTAAGGTTGCGGCGCGTTCGGCTGGTTGCTGCTTGGTCACTACCGGGCTTGCGGTAGTTGCGGGCTTGGCGCTGCTCGGGTACTCGGTTGCGACGCTTGCCTTGGGCGCCTTCTTGGCGTCGGTGAGGTCAATTCCGAGTAGCTCGGCGACGGCTTGCTCGGTCATGCCCTTGGTATCTAGCCCGTATGCGGCTTGGCGTGCGGTGACGCGCTCGGCGAACGGTAGCGCCTTGGTGGTGCGCCAAGTGGCACGGAATTCGGTAGCGGTCATGGTTGCGGTTGCGTTGCTCATTGTGAGCCTGCCTCTCGTGAGGTTGTGGACGCTGCCTGTTGGCTTGTCCGGTGTGTGCCAACCGATTGGCTGACATTGAAAACACTAGGCGAGATATATCGCCTAGTCAAGCCGAAGCCAAAAATAACGCTGTGACCAGCGGCTTTGGCATGTCGCGACGACAGTTTTGGCACTTAATAACCGCAATTTATGGCCTGACCTGCACAAACGCGCCGGTTTGGTGTTGAAGCCACGCCGATGTAACGCTGTGACCAGCACAAATGCGCCGGTGCCGTCGCTCCACGGCGAATTGCGTTCTCGCGCGCGAGCGGGTACTATGTATGTGCCTTGGTGCGTGCTTACGTGCCTTGGTGCGTGCTTACATGGTTGCGCAATCCGTTACCGGCGCGTCACGCTATTAAGCAGCGTTTAATAGTATGAGCGTAGGCATGTAGCTACGCTAACACCTCGCGCGCACCCCTGGGCGGGTACCCCCACGCGCGTATATGCGGGATACCGCTGGGATGTCTGTAGACCGGACGGGTATGCCAATCGTCTGTTTTTTCCGAGCTAAACACCCTGTTAAGTATTTCTAATCTCTAGCTTGACCTGCGGAAGTTGCGCTTAAGCTCGTTTTCTGTCACACTATTCGAGGTACTTACGTGTACCTAAATGCCGTTTAGTCACAAGACTAAGCGGCTTTTTCTTTGCCCTTTCTGCGCGATGCAGCTGGGGCTTTTCTTATGCCCATTTAGGAGCGTGATGGCGCGATGCCGAGAACTCGAAAACCAGCTGTGAAACAAGTACCGATTCCAAACCCATTAGCTGCCCCCAAAGACTTAAGCGTAGTCGGCGCGGATTTCTGGACTACCTACCTAAAAGAAAACAGTGTCACTGAACTTCGTCCTGATGTGCGTTCGATCTTGCATGAGGTCTGCCGTACCCATGATGCTATCGAGTTGCTGCAAGCCGAGGTAGCAACCCAAGGTGTTCTTGAGAGTGGCAGCCAAGGTCAAGTTGTTATCAACCCCGCCGTTCCAGAGGCGAGGCAGCAGCGGGTGCTGTTGCGGCAACTGCTGACAGCACTTAACGATTCGACTAACGGTATCAAGTCTGCGCGGGACGTGGCTAATAAGCAAAACGCTACTACTCAGTGGCAAAACAAGGACACTGAAGCGCGGCGTGAGCGTAGGTTGCGAGCGGTCTAGTGACCCCGGATTTCACCCTGCCTAAAGGGTTTTTGACGTTAGCCGACCTCGGGGAAGCGTGGATTGAAGGGCATTGCGTTCAGCCAGATCGCGCCTTGCGCGGCAAACCATTGAAGTTGACGGACTGGCAGTTCTATGTGCTCGCGCACCGCTACCAGATCAGACCTAACGCGCGCTTTGTTCCACCCGAGGAAGTGACACTCGAAAACCAGCCGGTCTTTAACCAAGCTTTTGTTTACCGAAGCACCCTGATCATAGGACCGCAAAAGCTTGGTAAAGGCCCCTTGACCTCGGCTTTTGCTGCTTTTGAGGGGTCGGGTCCGTCTGTGTTTGCTGGGTTCGCGAAGGGTCACGAGAAGTATATTTGCCGCGATAACGGGTGCGAGTGCGACTTTGAGTATTCGTATTGGCCCGGTGAGCCGATGGGTATGCGCCACCCGAGTCCGTTGATCCAGTTAGGCGCGTTTTCGGAATCACAGGTGCAAAATATTTACCGTCCGTTAAAAACGATGACTCAAATGGGTGCATTGAAATTCACAATGACCCCACGGGAAGGGTTCATCAGGATTCTAAGCACTGATGGTTCCGAGGGTTTAGATCGAATAGATACTGTTACATCAAGTGCTAATAGTCGCCTTGGTAATCCGATATCGGATGCAGAACTAGACGAACTGGGTTTGTGGCTTCGCTCCAATAAAATGGATCGATTTTTCGATAACGCCTCACGTGGTGCTGCTGGTATGGGTGGCCGAATTCACGGTTGGACTAACTGTTGGGATATTACACAAAATAGCGTGGCACAACAGATATATGAAGCCAAACAAAAAGATGTGTGGGTTTTCTATCTAAATCCCGATGTGTTACGCGATGAGAACGGTGAGCCGCTCGACTATTCGATTAAAGCCCATCGGCGGTTAATCCACGAATTTGTTTACTTCGGCTCCCCATGGGTTGATTTGGATTCTATCGAAGCCGAAGCCGCTTCTTTAGTAGCGAGAGGTAATCAGGCGCAAGCGGAACGCTATTTCGGTAACAGGTTAGTTGCGGGCAAAGGTACGTTTGTTCCACCAACACTGTGGACTGACCGGACGGTAGATGACGAACCGACTAACCTTATCGCTCTCGGTTTCGATGGGTCGGCAAATGATGACTGGACTGCGATTCGCGCTGAGGATTCTAGCGGCTTGCGGTTCACACCGACGTTCACTATCGCAGGTGAGGAATACCCCACTATCTGGGATCCAGATAAACACGGTGGCGAGATACCCCGACACGAAGTGCGCGCGGCAGTAGATCAGATTTTCAAGAAATATCACGTGGCTGCGTTCTTTTGTGATGACCGTGAGTTTGAGACCCAAATAGATCAGTGGGCGCGGCAATACGGGGAAAAACGGGTCGTGAAGTTCCCGACCTATAACCCAACTCGAATGCATTATGAGTTGGAGCGGTACATCACCGATTTAGCGCAATGCGAAACCGAACATCTTTACTGCCCAATTACTGAGGTGCACGCGATGAACGCGGTAACTAAATCTACTGGTAACGACAAATACATTCTGGCGAAGCCACCGGGTCAATATGAGCGCAAGATTGACGCTTTCATGGCAGACATTCTTAGCCATGCTGCGGCTGCCTACGCGCACAAAAATGGCTTATTCGAGACTGCAACTAAAAAGAAGTATTACTACTTGCCTGATTAAAAGGAGTATTTTATGGCTACTGAACTACCGACCGACAACGAACTGTTAGAGTGGCACAAACAGCTAATTACTAACGCCCAAGCTGAGGACAATGAGTATTGGGATCTGTACAACAACGATAACGAAATCCCCTACTTGAATATCAACACCTCGCCTAACAACCGTATTGGTGAAGTGAATGTGAACATGTATCGAAAGTTCGTTAACACTAAAAACGACCGCATGCAGATTCGCGCGCTGATCGTGCCCGGTGGTAGCGAGGATGACAACTTGTTGATGGAAGCTATTCGGCAACGTTCCAAACTTGATTCGGAGTTTGGTATGTTCAACATTGACCGGTTGGTTCCGGGTCACGGCTATCTCAGTATTGACCGGATCAACGAACAGGTGAGAATTTCGGCTCGGAGTCCTCGCAAGACCTCAGTTTTGATAGACGAGTGGACGGGCGAGGTGACCTCCGGGGCTGTGATGTGGAAGTCTGCCCGCAAGCCGGGAGCCGAACAAAAGGAAGCGGCGATACTTTATACCCCGCAATACACCAAAAACTTCGTTCTTGAACGCGATGGTTGGAAGCAAGTTGGGGAAACATTCCAACATAATCTCGGAGTTACGCCTTTGGTGGCGCACTTTAACCAACGCACCTCTGATGGCTTTACGGGTACGAGTGGGCTAAAGGACTTGGTTCCTATTGTTGAATCATTAAGCGACTCATTATCCAATATGAAGTCCGTAATGCGCGCCCACGGGAGTCCGTGGAAATACATCAGTGGCTTAACCGATCTTGATCTCGTTGATGATAAAGGTCAACCTCGCAAAAAGTTGGACATGTATCAAGATATGCTCACCTTGTTAGGTGATGCACAAGCTAAAGTAGGCCAACTGCTAGCCGCCGATGCCTCTAACTTCCAGACCGCGACCACCGTGTGGCTGGAGATTGCTTCTGGCTTATCGAACCTGCCGGTACGTGACCTTGGGTTGAGCACCGCCAACCCCCCAGCCGAGGGTGCGATAATCGCTTCAGAAATCTCTCTCGTACGCGATCTGGAGTCCGACTGTACTCAAGTAGGGGTAACGGTCTCACAGGCCGCCACAATCGCCTATCAGATGGAAACCGGCAAGGTTCTTGATGTTCCAGTGCGTGTCGAGTGGCAAGACCCAGCCACCCCCACGGTAAGTCAACGCACCGACGCGGACGTGAAGTTGAAATCGGTTGGCGCGATCAGCAACGAAACCATCTGGGAAAATCAAGGTAAAGATCAAGCTTGGATCGCACGCGAGAAAGCGCGACTAGCCGCAGAAATGGCCGCCCAAGTCGATCCGACCATGAGCCAAATAACCCAAGGACTCGCGGCGTTCGCTACACCTTATGGCGAGTTGGGTGAGGCCGCCTAATGCTGACCACAGCTTCAATCATTTACCACAAGCTGATCCAGAATCTTGCCGCAGCCGGCGTCCAACTCACAAGGCACTTATGGTCAAACAACCCAGCTACGACTGCGCAGCGCCTCGCACCGATGATAGCGCAGATGCAGTATATCGCGACCACCAGAGCCATTGAGGCTAACGAGCAGGCACTCATCGAGCAAGGCACACCTATAGCTGGCGAGGCTTTCGCTAATCCAGAAGCGTTCGCAGGCTGGGCGAATCGGGGAACCACGTTAAGCGACCTGTTTGAGGTGCCTAACTTGACTCGCCTTTTCATGTTGGATCGAGGCTACGATGAAGCTAGCGCATCGCGGGTCGGTCTAACTAGCCTCGAAAAGATGGTGTCAACTAACATCGCTGATGCGGGAACGGATGCCGCCATCGCGGATTTAGCAACTCGCCCGCGCGTGGGTTACGTGCGCGTGGTGGGTGCTAATGCGTGCGACTTATGCATTGTGCTGGCGGGTCGGTTCTACTGGGTGGAACACTTCGAGCGCCATCCGCACTGCTTATGTTCCATGTCGCCAGCTGCATATTCTAATCAAGACCAATCGCAGAAGTGGGCGATAGATCAACAACGCAAAGCCTTCGACGCCTTATCGCCCGAGCAGCAAGATAAGCGCTTTGGGAAAGCTCAAGCTGAAGCGATCCGCAATGGCGCCGATATTGGGCAGGTTGTTAATGAGCGGCGAGGTAGGACATATACCGGTAGTTACCAGCGAATGGGTGCTTACAGTTACGACCCTAACACTGGTGCTTACACTTATGATCCCTCTGGTGTTACTAAGGTTCGCACTGGCGGAAGCCATACCACCCGTGAGGGTATGGCTAAAGGGTATGCCCGTAATGCGCGTGGCGGTTTGGAACGCGAAACCATTCCGAGCCTAGTAGCCCAATCGGGCGGTGACCGCGCAAAGCTGCAAACACTGTTACGCGAGCATGGCTATATCGTGGATCGCGACGCAGGCGGTTTTCTTAATAAGCCCGAGTTTGTGCGTAGCCCTGATTGGCGACCTTCGACGCCGCAGCCGGACTTTACTGCAGATTCTGACCTGTGGCGCAATATCCGCGCGGCGGCACAAAAGCTGAAATAAGCGCGGATTTGCTTTTCTGGCCCTAACTGTGTCACACTATTGCGGTACATTAGTGTATCTAAATACTAAATTCGCCGCTTTGTCACGTGACAGAGCGGCTTTTTCATGCCCAAAAACAACGTGTGCGATGCACGAAATGAGGACAAAACATGGACGCCGAAACCGAAAACATCGATGCCGAGGTTAATGAATCCGCGACGGATGAAACGCCCACCGATGAGGTAACCACCGATACCGAGACTGCTGACAAAGGCGATGAGCCTTTAGGCGATGGCGGTAAGAAAGCCCTAGAATACGAGCGCGCTGCCCGGAAAGCCGCGCAAGCTGAGCTTAAAGCCCTTAAGGCAGCCAAAGCCCCAGTGACCACCGACGAGCGGGTAGCGGCTTTAGAAGCCGAGATGCTCGCCAATAAGGCTGAGGCTGCTCGGGAGCGAGTGGCGCGCAAGCACAACCTGACCGATGAGCAGGTGGAAGCGCTAGCTGAGCTAACCGACATCGCGACGATGGAAAAGTTCGCAGCCATGTTCGCAAAAGCACCTAGCGCCCCTGCTGGTTCTACGACCCAAGAACGTCATCCGAACTTTGGTGGCGGCAACGTGTCGCTATCCGATAACGGAGTAGCACGCGCCAAGCGGTTCCTCAAGAAAGACTAAACCCAACTCACTATTGGAGACTCAAAATGCCCGGATTTAAGACAACTGTCTATGCTAACTCTGACCGCCGGTGGTTAGGTACCACCTCAACTTTGAAGTCGGCTAAGACTGGCAAGCTTCATGTTTCGGATTTCCCGACCAACCCAAATGGCTTTATCCCCAGCGGTACTGCTGTTGCTAAGCACCAAGACGGTTATTTGGTGCCTTACGTAACCGCTGCGAATACCACCACGGGCGCGGGCGTGCTTTACGGCTTACTGGCGACTGACTGTGTGGTTAATGGCGACGAGTTGCAGGCCGTCGCGGTGCTGGATTCCGGTCGTGTTATCGAAGCTTACCTGCCGCCTGCTTCCAAGCCATTGAATCTGGATGTCGCCGCTAAGGCTGCGCGTACCCAGTTCATCGTCGAGAACTAAAGGAGCCTCATCATGGGACATATTTCGCAATTGATTAAGCCGCAAGAGCTTACTTATTTCACTCGCACCATTCTTAATGAATTAGAAAACGGTAAAGGGTGTCTTGGTAACTTCCTGCCTTCCAAATTTGAAAACGATACTTCGGTTTCGTTTACGGCCAAGCTTCCCGGCAACTCAGATGTTGCTCCGTTCGTAGCGTGGGATGCTGAGGCAACCGTGGGTCGCAGCCGCGGAACGCGTAAGTCGATCGTGGAACTTCCTAAGATCGCACGTAAGCTGCCGGTATCTGAGTACGATCGCCTGATCGCACGCAACGCTCCCGACTCTGAGATGGCTTCGGCTATTGAGGAAACTGCCGCTGAGTTGGCGTTGGAGATTTGGCGGGCGATGGAGTTGCTGCGGGGCCGCGTCTTGGTTACCGGTAAAGCCGAGATTCCTGAGTTGGGTGTTATGGACGACTTTGGTCGTAACCCTGCCCACACTGCATCGGTGGCTAACTTGTGGACCGACCCGAGTGTATCTCGTATTGATGATATTGAGCGTTTCTTGGACGTGTACCACAATACCAACAAGGCCAACGCGGGCACTTTGCTGATGAGCAAGCGGGTTTGGAACTTGCTGGCCCGCGGCAACGAGTTCGCGAACCAGCTACAAAATGGGGTACAGCGTCCAGCCACGCCGTACGATGTCCAACAGTTGCTTTCCGCGTACGAATTCCCAGCTGTTCAGGTCTACGACCAGCCGTTGCTAGATGGTCTACTGGCTATCCCCGATAATGTGCTGCTGGTGCTACCCGATCCGGTTGCTGAGCACAACTTCGCAGGCACCAAGCTAGGTAACACAGTTTGGGGTAAGACTTTGGCCGCTTCGCAAGGTGACTACAAGCTGCCGTTCAATGAACTGCCCGGCATCGTAGCAAAGACCATTGAAGCCACCCAAGAGCCATATACCGCTGAGGTTGAGGCGTCTGCTAGCGGTCTGCCTATTTTGGCTAACCCCAACCTGTCGATGGCAATCACCGTAGCCTAAAAGGCTCACAATCCTACCTGCTGGCGGTGCTCACGAGGCGGCGCCAGCAGGTAACTCAAACTTCAACCAAAGGGATGATAAATGCGAATTCGACCTGACTTCATCGGATCGGTAATAGTGCCGGTAGGCGACACCTATGTTTTGCTTTATGCAGGCGATGAGGTGCCTGACGGTGCCCGCGTAGATGCCACCCACACTACTGAACCACAAACGGTTGCCGTAGTACCGGAAAAGGTCGAACCTGTCCAAGTGCCGGTAGAAGTGGAAGCTAAGACCAACAATACGTCAGGGTTGAACAAACCAGCCCGGCGCCGCAAAGGCGAGGTAGCGTAACGATGGCGGTAACGCTTCATCAACCGGTGCCGTTAGCAGAAATTGCTAAATTCGGTTATGATCCTAAAAACTTAGTACCGGATTTCACGTCCTCGTCTCAAGGTTATTACTGGTCAACAACTTTCCCGCAAGGCAGTGTTTCTAATCTTTATGAGTTGTTCTACAAAAAGGAATCGCGGCTCCTTGCACCTCTTGTGACAAATGCTAGGTACGGTTTTTACTACGGGAGTTTTAATACTACCGCGGCAAACTATTTAAGGTTTGCGCCCGGAAAAACCTCGATGCTTTTGAAATACCGTCGTCCAAATAGTGACGCATCCGGTATTGGGTTTGGTGATTCTATCGGCGGTGATTCGTTAGTGCCAACGCTGTTGGAGCTTGGATATAAGTTTGAGGCAGAGGATATATTTACACTCGCTGCCCAGAGTAACGCCATCACAGAGCCGAGGGTCGTTGATGCCAACAATAATGTGGTTGTAACTGACGAACCTGTTACGGTTCGCCTATTCTGGGGTGACCCTTTACCCTATGTAAGTGCCGATACGAAAACAATTGTAAATGGTAACTATGGTCGGACAATTTATGCCTATTACCCCGAGTTATGGGCATTAGTTGAAGGACCAGAAAATCTAATCCTTCAAACCTCAATACCGACGGGTAACTTGAACGGCGTATATGTCCCTTGGGTTAACGTCAACCGCGCCATTCATATCATCGCCCCCGATGGTCCGCTGCCCCCGATCAATAAACCTATGCCGGGCACCGAACAACCTTTGACCGAGTTCCCTGACCCTTCCGAGGGTGAGTACGCTACTACCGCTGATGTGGCTAACCTGTTGGGTTACGACCAAGTTCCAGCGCAGAAGCTGAGTCAATGGCGCGCGTGGCTAAAAGGTACGTTGCAGATCATCAAGAAGGGTCGCCCCGGTAAGGATAAGCCACTAGACCTGACTGCTTTGGATCGCGATGACCTTGTGTGGGTGCAATCGAACGTTGTGGCTCGGATGGTTGATACAGCCGGTGGTAAAGCTAAGCATGAAACCACGGTCAAGGTTGATGATGCTACCGTCACCGAATCTGATACGTATGCGAGTTGGATTATCCCCGGCAAACTGTATCTAACCGAGGACGAGTGGGAAATGTTAGACCCGACGCCAGTTAAGCCTAAGTTCATCCAATTGGAAATGGGTTGGGAGTAATGGACTTTAACCGGAGCCTTGAACAAGGACTAGACAAGCTGCGCGCCCACGCCCGCACTCGCATGACGACAAGCCTATTTGTGCGCCGTCCGATTGGCTCCGTGACCGACCCGGTGACCGGGGTGGACACCGCGTTATTGACCGATGTTTATGGCACCGTGGATGAGCCAGCTTATGGTTGGGTACGCAAACAAGACATGCTCGGTGGCGCCCTGCTAGCCCGCGCGGCTGGCAACATTGAGGTCTTTATCTCAGCGACGGTGCATCTACCACTCGACGCGCCGCTGATGCGTCCCAGTGATGTGGTGACCATTGTTGATGATCCGAAAAACCAGAACCTGAACGGACAAACATTTATTGTGGTTAGTTCGTCAACTAACAGCCAATCAGTCACCCAGCAAGTTCAAGTTCGTGACCCCCAATCGGGCGAAGCGCAGGTGCAATAATGCTTGATCAAATCATCGCTTACCTAACCGATGCGGGCTTAACTGTTTACGATACGAGCGTATCCGATCAGCCGAAATATCCGTATGTGCTTATTGAGGCTCCGGCTACGCGTCAGCGGCACCGGCGCACTCTCAGTGGCGATGTTTTAGAGCGGCTACGGCTGACCGTCACCATCGCTGGCACAACGCCTAAGAGCGTGCGGGTAGTAGCGCCACAGGTTCAGACGCTACTTGAAAGCTATGGCAATGCGGTAAATGTTAAGACCAGATACCTAAACGGGCAGTCCATTCCAGTGACTATGGATAGCGACCATAACCGCAAAGTGTTTTTCTGCGTCGATTTCTACCAACTGACAATCACAGGAGCTAATAATGCTAGTTAGTGCTTACAACGTAATTAATGGTGAGCGAGTTCAAGTTCGTGAGGAAGTCCTTGACCATCCCGAATTAGGTAAAGCTTTCTCGCTCGAAAAGACAGATGAAATGCACCTAGTCGAATTGGAAAAAGCTGTCGCAAAGGAAGTAACAGCTAAATCCAAGTCCAAATAATCGCTCACGCTACTACTTAGCCATCGCGGCTCGCGGTGGCTTTTTTATTGCCCATAAACAAACGAGATGAGGTTCTCAAATGGCTACTTTGACTTTAGCTGATGGCCGCCGTTACGTCGGCGTCACTTTGACCAAGCCAACCGGTTACGATACCGGCTCTGGTGTGCTGAACGTTTCGCTGGCTTCTTTGACGGCGCCGGGGTTTATTGCGAACGCACACAAGCAAATCAACTTCGCAGACTGGCAAATGGGTCCGACCGGTTCGGATACCGTGGACATCAAGCCGCTTGGCACCAAAGGTAAGTCACAGATTTTCGCGGCTTCCAACTTCGGCGCCAACTGCACTGTGCTACGCGACACTGACGAGGACGGTCTGCCAACCACCAATGACACCCTATTTATCGCTATTGGGGCCAAGGGCGTTATTTCTTTTTGGATTACCCGGACCGGTCCGTTTGCTTCTGAGCCGTTGGCTATTGGGGATTCAGGTTTCATTTACGAGTGCATGTCTGATGATCCGAAGGAGCAAGAAGACGAGGCCGATGTGTTGAAAAATAATGTGCCTTTGACGGTCCTTTCGCGTCGTCCCTTCAAAATTACTGCCTAAATAGCTTTTTTAGGCAGCCAAACCGAGACATACAATATGCGAGGTCTTTATCCCTTTCTACTCGCATATTGTGTGTCTCTTTTCATAATGAAAGAGAGCAAATATTATGGCTGAGAATACGTTTGATTTATTTGACTGGTTGAATACTGGTACTATTGCGACTCGCGATGTGGACATCTACATTGACCATGAGGCGTACGGCAAACTGCAAGCGTTAGTGGCCGACCTAGACGAACATGGCGATGTTTCCCTCGGTGGTGGCGCCCAGCGGGCGCAGTTACGCGCCCAGATTGACCAACTGCGTGAGCAATTGGAAGCATCCAAAATGGTGTGGCGGGTGCGAGCTATTTCCGATGCGGAAGCCAAGGAATCGCTAGAGGCGGTTCCGGCTCCCCGGCTGCCAGTTAAGCCGGACGGCTTGCTAAACAAGCAAGCTCAGGCTAAGTGGCAGGCTGAGGCAGCCGTGTTCGCTAAAGAGTCAGCGAAAGCTGATGCCGCTCGCCGCCTTTGGGTGATTGCGTTAGCCACCGAGCAGATTGAAACCACCCTTGGGGTACAAGATTCGATCACGGTAGCGGACTTGGAAAAAATCTTGAACAGGCCACATGGCAGTGGGTGGTTAGCTCGCATCCATCAGGCTATTGAGGAAGCTACCACGCAAGAGGTGACGCCGGATTTTCCGCAGTCGCCAGACAGCTTTACGAACATCCCGGTTTAGTTCACGCGTTGAAAACAGCGCGAGCGTGGGGGGCGACCCCGACGCAGTTCTTTAAGGACTGGTCGGGGCGTGACCGCACCTTAGCTCAAGCTATACAGTTTTTAGAGAACCAGACTAACCCAGAGACAGGGTTGCCATCTTGGATTGACGGTGACCCATTACGGGATTTCGGAGTTGAGGAACGAATAAGTTTCGGCTCGAAGGTCTTGGCTGCTAAACGTAAACGTTTCGCAGATTCCGGTACCCCTACCGATGGGATCAGCTTCGTGGTTTACGACAAGGGTGTGCCAGATTTCGTCCAAAGTGGAGATGAGTAGATGGCTAACAGTTATTTCGGTGACCTCGGGCCTCCAGCGGGTAGCTTCAACCCGAGTCAGCTTAATGGTGGCAATGAAGTTCGCGACCTTGTTGCTATGTTTGAGGGCGCGGGGCCGAAGCTGACTAAGGCATTAAAACCGATCTTTCGCAAAGCCACTCAAAATGTTAAGAACGATTGGCAAGAAAACCTGCGCGGCTCGCAGTGGTTTAAGCAGATCGCTAAAGATATTTCTTATGATGATTTATCCACTGACTCTAAAATACATTTCGAGTTAGGAACATCGCCTAGCCCTAAGAAAGGCGATGGCGCTGGTGGTTTGGTGCATATTTCGCTGGGTTATGTCGGATATACGGCACGTGGTGGTGGTCATCGCATTGATCCGATCGAGTTTCTGGAAGCGGAATCGGAGCGGTTAGAAACTGAAGTAGCTAAAGCTCTAACGGGTCTTTTTTCTTAAGTGACTTAGCGATGATGTAATCGTAAGTTTCTCGATCATGTTCGCGCAAATATTTCATTTGTTTACGATGTTCTTGGTTTTCCTTAAAGCCGAACCAAGTCAGGCCACCAAAGAACACGAATAATATCAGCAAAAGCTGAAACCCCAAAACCACAAAAAACAAAGACCATAGCATGTTAACCATTTTACCCTTTTGATTTACCGGAGGCAAAACGATGAACCCATCACCTAAGAACTTTGTGGTGAACATCATCGCCAACGCCGATAACTACGTGACCGGTACCGGCAAAGCTGCCGCAGCCACTAAAGGGTTCGGCTCCTCGCTAGCGGATGCCAAGGCGAGACTAGCTGATGCAAAGAAGCAGCAGGATTTAGCCGCTGACGCCATGTGGAACATGGAAAAAGCTGCTGGGGCGAGCCAAGTCAAAATCGGTGGTTTACAAAAATCCTTACATGCCTATGCCTCGGGCATAGGCGAGATCACCGCTGAGCAAACTGAAGCGAAAAACGTTGCCCGTGAAATGCAGCAACAATACGACATGGTCGAAAAAGAAATCCAAGACCTAAACGCTACCTTAGATAAAGCTCGCGCGGCCTATCATGGCATGACTGAAGAACAGCATGCCATGTTCGATGACGAATTTAAGGCGCGTGCCAAAGAAACCATCGCCACCATTAAAGAACTAGAAGCTCAACAAAAGCTGAACCGTGAGGAAATTGATAAGCAAAACGCCACCTATGAGCGGCTAGCTAACACGGGAAACCAAAAGCTTGAGGAACTATTTGTTGGGCATTCCAAATTATCAGATCAAATCATTGATGAGACCGACGAGTTCCGCGCAAACGAGTTAGCAATGGAGCAACTTAGCCACGCCCAAGCGAAAATGGCCGATAACACCCGCGCAGCAGAGGCAGAAGTGGCGAAACTATCAAAAACAACTGCGGTGCTAAAAGATGTGATGGTCAACTATTCGGCGGAACTATCGCGCGTGGGTATGATGCTCACCGCGTTCGGTGGTGGCATCGAAGCCATAGCCGTCAAGTCCGCACGGACATTTATGACGTTTGAGCAAGGTATGGCCGGGGTTGCGAAAACCACCAACGCATCATCCGACGAGATGGCAACACTCACCGCTGGTATTCGAGACCTAGCGAAAACGATCCCGGTAACCCATGAGGAACTCTCTAATGCGGCGATGATGGCCGGTCAGTTAGGGGTGCACACAAAAGATATCCTCGGCTTCACCGAGCAGGTCGCGAAACTTGGCTATTCGATAGAAGGCTTATCCACCGAACAGGCTGCCAGTGAACTTGCCCAGTTTATGACCATCATGGGTGACGACTATTCACTGGTCGGAAGCTATGCAGATTCGATTATTAACCTAGGCAATAACACTGCCACCACAGAAGCCAAAATCCTCACCATGTCTAAGCGGATCTCTTCGACAGGTTCAGCCTTGGGAATGTCCGCAAGTCAAGTTATGGCATTATCGGCTGCTTTACTGGAAACGGGCGTAAGTTCCGAAATGGGTGGCACCGCAGTATCACGAGTGATGATGCAGATAACCCAAGATGTTTCCGCCAATAGCGACAAAATGAAAGCTTGGGCGAAAGTCGCCGGTTATGAAACGCCAACCCAGTTCAAGCAAGCGTGGGAATCCGATGTGATGGGCACGCTGCTGAACGTAGCTAAAGGGTTAAACGACCTCGGCCAAGGTGGCGCTTCGGAGTTGTTCGGGTTCCTAGACGATACCGCTGAAGGTGGCGTGAGAGTAACCGAGGTGCTGCTTAAACTCGGCGCCACTTACGAAAACCTCGGCGATAAACTACTTCTTGCCCAAAATGCGCAAGGTTCGCTAAACAAAGAGTTTGACATTTTCGCATCGACCACTATGTCAAAAAGGACGGTCGCGATGAACCGAGCCAAGGATGCCTCTATTGACGCTGGTGAGGCATTAGCTCCGTTGGTGGCAATCATTGCATCTGCGGTGTCGGATACGGCTGGGGCGTGGCAAGCTTTACCGGACTGGTTACAGAAAGTCGGCGTGTACTGCGGGGTGACTACCGGAGCTATCGCGATCCTTGGTGGTGGCTTGCTCACGTTAGCCGCTAAAGTGACACCCGCGCTAGATGCCATTAAGAAGCTTGAGAATGCGTTGGTGAATACCAAGTTTGGTACTTTCACAACTGGTTTGCTGGGCGTACAAGTGGCAGCAACGACTTTTGCCACCACGTTAGGTATTTTCCACGAATATAGTAAGCGCAAGCTGGAAACCGACAATTTAGAAGTCGGGCTAAACCAAATCGCCGTTGCATTCAATAAGGCCACGCAAAGCGGCCAAGATATGATACCTATTCTTGACGAGTTGTTCAACGTCAAGATTAAAGAATGGAAGCCGGAGTTTTTCTCCTTTGACGGGTTAAAAGAAGTCGAAACCCAAATCGAAGGCATTGCCGAATTAGCCTACCGCGCAAATACGCAAAACAGCAACTGGTGGAAACAAACCGCCCACACCCTATTCGGCTCCGTCGATTTAGAAGCCGAACTGGCGACCCGGCTTTCTGGGATACAAAGTGTGCTGCTTAACATGCTAAACGAATCGCCCGAGCAGGCTGAGCAAGCTGCGCAAATCTATCTCGCGTTAGTGCAAGAGTTGCGAGCAGGTGAGCGGCCAGTTGAACAAGTCAACCAAGATTTCGCAGAATTCACCGCAGGACTAGAGATATTCAACGATACCTCGGCAGCTTCGGCGAAAAGAGCCGAGACGTTAAGCGACACTACGGCCTCGCTCGCTGACATCTACGATGCGCTAGATGACGCTCAAAAAGAGGTTCACGCTAGCTTGCGAGACCTCGGGGCTGACTTCGATAACGCGACCCGAATCTTACAAAAATACGCCGACGCTGGCGATGAAGTTGCAGCTAAATTCGGGGCAATAGCGCAGAGTTTCGCCACCCAAGCCGCCGAAATCTCAAACCTTAATAACGCTTGGGAAATGGCGCGCGGCGAGTTGGAACGGCCACCGTCGGCGCGCGCATGGCTAGAACAAATCGATATTCAACTCGCTGCGGTAGAGAACTTCCAAAAGAATGCCGTCATCGCCTATCAGTGGTTAGCTAACTACCTACCCGCTTCAATGCAGGAAACCGGCGCCGAGATTATCGCAGCGTTAACGCCTGAGCAGTTGGATATGTTCACTAACGTATTTTCCGACGCGGAAGCTACCGAGTTTATCAACAAAAGCGCAAGAATAGGTCAACTAGCGGGCGATGAACTAGGCGCCGACTTAGCCGAATCGGTGATGCTGAAGCTAGCCATTTTCGGTGAGGAACCAATCGAAGTTGCGCTCGTAGCGCAGCTAGACCCAGATGGTGAAGTTCCAGCGTGGCAAGAAGCCACCAGCGAAACTTTGCGGCCAGCCATCGAACCCAACATCGAAGCGGCGTATACCGCGCGCGACCAAATCCAAACCCTGTTCAGTAATCCGATCAAGTTCTCATTCGAGCTAGGAACTCCCAGCCCGATCTCAGCTTCCTCGCTTGGGCCTAAGTTCCCCGGTCTGGCTGCTGGTGGAGCTATCTACGGTGGGGTGCGTGGCAAAGATTCCGTCCCAGCGCTATTGATGCCCGGTGAGCATGTGCTGACCGTTGCTGATGTGGTAGCTATGGGCGGACACGCTGGCGTGTATGCGTTCCGTGAAGCGCTGGGTAACCCGGTAGCGAGGTACGCAGGTGGCGGGGCAGTGCGGCGGATGATTACCGGCGGCGCCGCTAATGGTAGTTCCGGTTTCCCAGCATATAATGCTAATGCTGGCTGGGTGACCTCATCGCCAGCACAAGTCAAAGCGATCGAGAATAATACCAAAGCGCTAGAGAAAGCCGCCAAGCTTGTCCAAGATGCGGCTAAAGAAGCCGTCGAAGCGGAAATCAAAGCCGCCGAAATGATGCTAGATGCCACACTCAATATCGCGGAAGGCAAATATGATCGTTTAGTTGATAACGCAGACCTAAGTGGTATTGGTATTGACTCTGCATCGTTGAACCTTTACCTTGAGCTGCTAGGTACGGCTCGCGCTCAAGACGCCGCGAACAAAGCCAAAGATGAAGCTCGAATCGGGGCTATGAAAGTCGCCCAGATTGCGGCCATCAAAGCCGTAGAGAAAGCTGCAAAAGATTCCTATGAGGCACGTAAGAAAGCTGCTGATGAGCTATATGACAAGGAAGTCAAAGCCGCGCTGGCGGTCTTTGATGAGGTTAAGAAACGTGCTGAGGATAACTACGACCGCATCCAAAAACAACTCGATTTACAAAAAACTAACCTACTCGCCGCTATCGCTGGTGCCCAAGTTGCCCACGACAAGTTAGCTGGCTCGTTTGCTAATGCGGCTGCGGCTGCTTCAAGCGGAGTGGGGGCATGGAAAGATGCTTGGGATCAGGCCGAACTGATCGCGAGAGGCGCCGCACGTGCCGCCGAAACCCTCGGCCTCGCGTGGGATGACGCCTTTAAGCCGCCGTCAATGACCGACTGGCGCGCTGCCATGCAAAAGCAAGCTGACAGCTATCAAACCTTTAAGGGTTTCGCCACCACTGCAATGAGTCAAGTCAAGGCAGAACTGCCAACCCAGATGGCTATCGCCGCTGAAGCGATGTTGCAAGAGCTAATCGACCTCGGCCCTGATAGCCAAGACGCGCTGGAACTATTCACTACCGCGAGCCGAGCCGAACGCAAAGACCTTGTCGAGACTTGGCTGGGCACTGGCTCATATCTTGGCGAGGATTTTGGCAAAGGACTAGCCGACCAATCGGTAACTGTTAAGACCGCGTGGGACGAATACACTCGGCTGCAAAAACTCGCCCTTGATGACCACGTCGCAACTACTAAGGATGCGTTCGATGCCCAGCGAGCAATAGTAGAGAACTCTTACGACTTGCAACTCGGCGCGGCACTCACCCATCGAGATGAGACCATCGCAGCTGCCCAGCAGGTACGTGATGAGACCATCAAGGTAGCTACTGAAAAACGCGACGCTGAGATCGCTGCCGCGCAGGTCGCTTACGACACCCTAATCGCTCAATCTGGGGCGCTGCGGGCGCGGCTCATCACAAACGCTGAGGACACCAAAAACGAACTCGTCGAGAAACTAAATGAGTTATCCAAAAAAGCTGCGAGCAGCCTAGATGCCGCAAAGTCCGCTTGGGACACTTGGCAACCACAATCGAAAACCGCTACCGTCGTCACGAACTATGTTTCAACCGGACAGGGTTTCACCGGTGGCTTCGGTACCGGCGCTGGTCGCACAGCGAGCACACCATCAATGTACCCGCCAATGATCGCGCGCGCCGATGGCGGTCTCATCCCCGGCACGCCGCCAAGTAACCCGCGCGAGGATAACATCGTTGCAATGATCCGGTCGGGTGAGTTTGTCCAAAGCCAGCCCGCAGTAGACTATTACGGTCCGGGTTTCATGGCTGCGCTCAACGCGCGAGCAATCCCCAAAGATGTGTTACCTGCCTTCAATGCGGGTGGTTATGTGGGCGCGGGTACGCCAATCCCGGCGCAGAACCTGAACTACACGCTCGTAGCTGGCGAGGGTAAAGGCAATACTTACACCGTTAATCTAACCTCACACCATGCAGTTGCAGAACCCGAAAGCGTGGTCATAAATAAAGGTTTGGATAAGTTAGCGGCTTTAGCGGGGGGATACTAGATGATTAGCTATACAATCGATGGCGTTGACTTAAAGACTTATGGTATTCAACGATCATCGTCTTATCGGACGCCGGTGAAAGTGACTACCAAAAACTTAACTTTACCGGGTCGCCACGGTGCAGTTAATACCGGCTCCCTACCCGTGTTTGAGGAGCCTACCCTCACATTCCAGTTCCTAATGCTGGAAAACAATACTCCGCTCGAAACCGCGCAAAGTAACCTCGCCCTGTTGCTAAGCCGACCGGGCTTAACCGTCACGCGGATAGCTGATGGAGTTTCCGCCAGCGCCACTGGTCGATTAACGTCTTTAACTTCAGCTAACTACGAACCCGGTGTCGCCCTCACACTCACCGCGATGCTGACCATACCGGATGTGTTTTGGAAAGCTGCCCCCGCGCTCTACTTGGGTCAAACTCTACCCGCCACGCACACCATCACAACACTGTCTGATTCCACTGCACCAATCACCGATGCGATCATCCGGGTAACTGGACCTTGTACTGCGATTCAGATTACGGATGCAGTTAGCGGTACTGGCCTGACTTGGGCTGGAAGCTTAGCCGCCGGGCAGTATCTATATTTAGATGCCAGCAAGCTGACCGCGAGACGCAGTAGCACTAGCAACGACTCGGTGAATGCAGGTGTCTGGACAAACAACTCGGGAACCGACGTTACCAGCGGTATTGATTATCCTCCGACCGGTATTTTGCAGGCGTGGCCTAACGCTAATGGCATAGTTACCTTGGATGTGACAGGTAGTGGTTTCACTTCCGAATCTAAAATCGCGATCCGCGCCGCAAAAACCTACCTGTAGAAAACGATTTTGCTTTTTAGCCCGTTTTCTGTCACACTAGATACCGCACAACATTGTGCCTAAAATAAGTTTAAGAGCCGATAATGGCTCTTTTTTTATGCCCTCAAACTGGAGATTTCCTGATGGCTGGATTCAGTATGCGACTTGTCGCCTATGCCCCGAGTGGGGCGCGGCTTGGCATACTCCCGCAGCCTTTAGAAGTCACCGTATCTTTCGTATTTAACGATCTAGGTATCCTCAAGGTCAAATACTCGAAACACGCTATCGGCGGCTCTCTGTTGGATCGTGACTTGAGTGCTGGTATCGAGATCGCTATCGAACTCGCTAACCATTCTAATACTTGGTTTGAGCCACCGGGCGGACGCTTTTGGGCGCGGGACGAGGACGTGAACATTGCGGATGACGCAGATATTGTCCAACTCACCGCGCCGGGTATCGCTGGCCTACTTGTGCATGCACAAATGTTCAACCTCGGCGCATTGTTAGGTAAAGGCCATTCCCAAGCTGGTAAACGACCATTCTACAGCACCAGCGCTGGCATTGTCCTCGCCACCCTCATGCAAGAGAACGCCGACCGCCAAGGCGTCTGCACGGTACTCACCCGCGGCTTTACCACCGCTAAAGACTCGGGTAATGCGAACTGGTCGCAGGCCGTAAACCTCTATCTGGAAGCCGACCGGAATATCTGGTATTGGTTGCAAAACCTCACCGACCAAGGACTATGTGACTGGCGCACCGCTGGCCGTCAACTGAACGTCTACAACCCGCACACCGTCATGGCTACCGACCTTGCAAACACGGTACGGTTGCGACTCGGCAAGGAGTTAGGTGATGCTCCGGCCACTTCAACCATCGCAGATTTAGCGTCCACCATTCTGGTGCGTGGCGATAACGGGCTGGTCATCACCGAGCACAATCCGTCCGCGCCGACCCCGTGGGCGAGGTTTGAGGCCACTATGACCGCTACCGGCGTGGACTCCGAAAGCCGAGCGCGCACCGTGGCACAAGCCGATTTGGAACGACGGGCGAAAACCACCACGCAATACACCCGCGAATTGATGCTCGAAAACTCGTCATTGTGGCCGCTGGTGGACTACCAGCCGGGTGACTGGATCACTGCCCCCACTAACGTCCCGGCGGAGCGAGTGCGCGTCCAGCAGGTGACGCTGACTGCTAATGAGCGCGGCGAGGTATCTGGGTCTCTGGTCTTAAACGACCGGCTCCTAGATGCGGAAATCAAACGCGCACGCAAGTTCGCCGGCATCGCCGGTGCCGCGGGCGGCGGCACCGGCACCCTACCTTTACCACCGGGCGCCGACGACCGTACCCCAGCCGCCCCCCAGAACCTACTGTTAAGCACCGACGCTTACCTCGACAACTCTGGCGTACAACGCGGAACTGTTACCGCCACTTGGACGGTAGTAGACTACGCTACCGATGGCACCGCCATGGAAATACTCGGCTACGACGTCGAATATAAGACCGGAAATGCCGGTTGGGCGCCAGCAGGTATTAGTTTGGAATCCAACGTCCATAGCTACGGGCCATTACAATGCGGTACCACAGTGCAATTCCGGGTGCGGGCGCGAGCCAGCATAACAGGTAACCCCGGTGTCTGGTCAGCGGTGAAATCCATTGTGGTGGCTGCTGATACCACGCCACCGCCGCCGCCGAGTACGTTTACGGTGGCTACTAATCTTGGGGTTGTCACAATATTGTGGGACGGGAAGACGAATCAAAATGGCGCGATGCCTTTGGATTTTGATAAGGTGCTCGTCTATCAAGAGGGCGTGACCGCGCCGGTCGGCGTGATTCGGGACGTACCCGGCTCCCACGTAATTGCTGGCCTGACTCCGGGCGAGCAAATCCGGTTCCGGGGCACCGCTGTCGACCGTGCCGGAAACGAGAGCCCGACAGGCTCTTGGTCGGCTTTCGTGACGCCGCAAAGGATCGTCCCCACCGACTTAGATGCGGCGTTGAAGCAACTTATCGAGGACACCGATGGCGCTGCGCGAATCGCGAATGAGGAAATCGCGAAAAAGCCGAGCGTGTTCCCCACCCAGCCTTGGACACCTTACAAGGTTGGTGATCTGTGGTTGCACGATTCCGGGGTCATCTACTTTTGCACCACCGGCAAAGCGACGGGCAGCTTTAATGCGGCGCATTGGGTTAGTACCGCTGGGGCGGCTGGGCAGAGTGCCGTGGTCGGTGTGCTATCGAACGAGGCCCACACATTAGCAGCAGATAACGCGGGCGCGGTTGGCTCCTTCACTGGTGCTGACACAACGTTGAGTATTTATGTGGGTGCGTCGGATGATTCGGCGAACTGGACGGTAGCTGCTACTGCCTCGGGCTTGACTGGCACCCTATCGGGCCGGACTTATACGGTGACAGCGATGGCAGGCGATACCGGCTATGTCGACTTGACGGCGACGCGCGCAGGCTTCGCAGATGTGACAAAGCGGTTCACGGTCACCAAATCGAAGCAAGGTACCGGTGGCGCTAACGCTAAGCATGCCGCCATCGTCGCGACGGGCGCATTGTTCGCCTCCACCGATGGCACCGCCTACACGCCAACCACCATCGCTCTCTCCCCAACACTGCAAAACGTAAATTTCGTACGCTGGCAGTACTCGACTAATGGCGGAACATCATGGTCTAACATCACCAACCAAAATGGGCTAACCGTCTCAGGTGAGGTGCTGACCGTCGCCAGCGCGTCTACACTGTTCAACAATTCGGTGACGGCGATAAGTTTTAAGCTCGTCACGTCCGACAGTACGATTACCGATACTCATACTGTCGTGCGCGTCAAAGATGGTGCTGATGGTAGCAATGGGGTAACGCTATACACGTGGATCAAATATGCCGACTCCCCAACTTCGGGGATGAACGACAGTCCCACGGGTAAATCTTATTTGGGTGTCGCTTACAATAAAACGACTTCCACCGAATCGAATAATTATTCCGATTATACGTGGACGAAAATCAAAGGCGAGGACGGTCTACCCGGTATTGGGATAAACGGCACAACCACATATACGTGGGTTAGGTATGCGCCGAATGGTGCCCCGACCAACAACCAAATGACGCAAGCCCCGAATGCGAATACTACTCATATTGGTTTTGCTTTCAACAAACTAACTGCCACCGAATCAAATACCGCTGCTGACTATACTTGGCAGCTTGTCAAAGGCGCCGATGGTCTGCCCGGCGCGAGCGTGCAAATGCTGTACGCCCGCGATCTGGTGGACGCCAAATGGTATCCCGGCACCATCCCAAACGCCGGGTTCGCAATGAACCTCGCCAACCCGGCGGCAGGGTTAACAGGACCGACGGACTCGAATTTACAAGCTATTTCCGACTACCTGATTTACGACGGCAACCAACTCATCGTGCTAGCAGGCGGCTTAGACAGTCCTGCCGCGGTGCAAGCACAAGTAGGTTTTTGGGATAGTAACGGAACTTTCCTCAGTCAAACCACCATCTCAGCCAGTAACTGTCAGAGATTCACCATCGGCTCGACAGGTTCTACCGTGGTGGCGCCTGTGGGTGCAGCCTATGTGCGGGTGCGGCAGCGAGGGTTGCATGGGGTTGATGGGGCGTGGCTGGTAGTCCTCGCCGGGATAGCCGACACGGCTTTTGCTGCCACGACGCACGTCGGCTACACCACCAACCCCACTGCACCAGCTTCAGCTTATGCGTGGCAGCGCACCAAGGGCGCCGATGGTGAGATGGGGACCGCGATCTGGCTCACCAGCACCCCGACCTCTGCGACGCCCGGTAAGCCCGGCTGGACAGCCTATGTCATCGCCGGGTCGGTGATTCAGTCCACGTGGCGGTGCACCGCGGGCACCGGCATCACGACCGGCAACACGTGGACGCAGGTCA